GGTGGACATCGTCACGTTCATCCAGTCGGACTGGGGATTGGGCGTCAAGCTCTTCCCGGTACAGCGCGTCATCCTGAAGGCCCACTATGGCCTCGAGCTCGACGACGATCCGAACAACACGTTCACGATCACGGACTGGAAGCGAGAGAACGCGCAGGAGTTCACCGAGGCTGGATACCTCCGCTGGCTGTACGACAACAAGCGGTGCAACATCTCCGAGGTCGTTCCTGGGAAGGAGCGCCGCACGCTTGTCCTCCCGATCGGTCGCCGTTCCGGTAAGTGCGTGGTTGGTGACACTTTGTTGCTGACGAACGAAGGCGTTCGACAGATTCGGGAGTACGACACCATTGACTCGTACCTGGATTTTCCCGATGAAGACCACTACCCGCTGGCTTTGACCGTGGCTCAGGAAGGACCTCAAGCTCGTAGCGAGTCCTCCTACTTCTATCGAGGAGGACACCGCGAGATTGTTCGGATGCGCACTGCCTGTGGTTTTGAAATCGCGGGTACTCCCAACCACCGTATCAAGGTGATGGGTGCCGATGGAAAGATCCAGTGGCGCTATCTGGATGAGCTTCAAATCAACGATCAAGTTGCGGTTCATCGCAACACGGACCTTTGGGTTTCGGATTACGTGGACACCACGGAGCTGGCTCAGAGCGCAAATCAGCGCGGGCGCAAGAATTTGGAGCTGCCTACCAAACTGGATGAAGAGTGGGGACTGTTGTTGGGTCTCTTGGCGGGAGGCGGGAACTGGCCTTCAAAAAACACCGTCTCCATGACGGTTGAGCATGAAGAAGTCTGGGAAAAGGCTTCGGCTCTTTTCGCCAAATTGCTCGGAGAGCCTTCTCGGGTAATGGACCGGCGTACCGTTAATACGGGAGCCCTCCAGTTCTACAGCGTCGCGGCTCGTTCTTTTCTTCACGGGCTCGGTTTTGATTGGAACTGTGACCGGTACAACAAGCGCACCCCCCATACCATCATGAGGTCACCACGGCCGGTGGTTCAGGCGTTTTTGCGCGGTCTGTTTGAGACCGATGGCGGCGTGGAAGCTGGCGGAAAAACGGTTTCGTTCAGCACGGCTAGCTCGGAGTTGGCACGCGAAGTTCAAACTCTTCTGCTGAACTTGGGGATCGTGAGCCGGCGCAAGTCTAAGTGGGATGTCAAAACGAAACGGGACTACTACATCGTTTCGGTTCGAGGTCTTCGTTCTCGGATGCTGTTCGCGGAGCGTGTGGGCTTCATGTCCCACAAAAAGATGGACCCTCTTTGTGATTCCATCCGCGTGGCTTCGCGTGAGGGTGGAGACACCGAAAGCATTCCACACCAGCGTGAGTGGTGTTGCCGACTGTTGGAGTCGGTTCCCAAAGACCACAAAAGCACGGGGAAAGGCTGGCAACGGTCCAAACTCCGTGAAAAGTTGGGGAACACAATCAAGCCTTCTGCCACAGAGGAGATGACCTATCCTCGGTGGGAGCAGACTCGGGTCGTGGCTTGCGAAGTCGGGGCCGATCCGGATCTCATCGCTCACTTTGATGCGATTGCCGACGCCGATTACTTCTATGATCCCGTGGTCTCCTTGGCCGAGGATGAGGCTACGGTCTACGATTTGTGCGTTCCTGACGGAGCTAGTTTTGTCGCCAACGGGTTGACCAACCACAACACGATGATCTCTGCGTGCATCGCTGCGTACGAGACGTACAAGCTGATCAACAAGGGCAACCCGCAGAAGTACTACGGGGTCGCTCCCTCGAACCCGATCCGTCTCGTGTCGGTCGCTACGGGTAAGGAACAGGCGGGTCTTCTGTACGAAGAGGTCAGCCACCACTTCGCCAAGTGTTTGTCCGGCGAAACCGAGATCATCACCGATCGAGGCATTTTTCCCATTGGGGAGTTGGTTGGTACAGAGCAAGTACTCCTGACGGGTGATGGTTCTTGGGTCAAGGCACCTATCCGTTCTTTTGGACGACAACGCCTGTACGAGATTCGTCTGAAGCGTCAAGGCCGCGAAAAAGTCATTTACGCTACGAAAGACCATCGGTGGTTCGCTACGGACGCGCGTAAAGCATACCGTGGGAAGGGCTATCAAGAGTTCACGACAGACGAACTTCGTCCTGAGAAGCACCGGTTGAAGATGGCATTTGGCCGCTCGTGGAAAAACCGGGTGAACCCTTCACCTTTCGGGATTGCTCATGGGTTTGTTTTCGGGGACGGGTCGACCAAACCTGGAACGCGGAACGCAAACACGGCAAATTTGATTGGCGCAAAAGATCAAGCTCTGTTTCCGTATTTTTCGATGTGCCCACAAGCTGAGCGTCCTTCGATTGATAGCGTCGAAGTAGCCGCTCTTCCTAACTTTTTCCGAGAACTCCCGAATATCCAGGAGAACAAAGCGTACCTTTTGGGTTGGCTCATGGGGTACTTCGCTGCTGATGGAACAGTGATGAAGGATGGGGGCATCCTTTTGTATTCCGCCAGCCATCGAAACCTGAAATTTGCCGAAGGGGTCTGTGCTCTTCTGGGGATTGGTACTTACGGTATTCGGTATCAGGACCGGATCTCGAACATGACTGGGCGCGAATCCAGGATGTACAGCCTGCGTTTAATGGGCCACACCCTGAACGACGATTTTTTCCTGATTGAGCATCACCGAAAGAACTATCAAGACACCGGAGCTGCGGAGCTCAAGCGTGATGCCACCAAATGGCGTGTGGTATCGGTGACTGAAACCGATCGAGTGGAGGAAGTTTTCTGCGCCACGGTTGAGGGACATGGGGACTTCACACTTGCCGGCAACATCGTCACCGGCAACTGCAACTTCTTCAAGCGGTACACGGCGAACAACACGATGTCCTACGCGCGTTTCCAGACGCCGCACGACATTGAGGAGTTCGGCAGCTACGTCGAGAACCCGCAGGCGCGTGCGTCCATCAAGGTGTTCTTCGCAGCCTGCAACGCCAAGAGTCTCCGTGGTCAGGGCAACATCGTCATCATCCTCGACGAGGTCGCTCACTTCCTTGAGCAGGGCGGTAGCTCGGCTGAGGAGGTCTACGGTGCTGTCAGCCCGTCCAACGCTGCCTTCACGCCGAAGAACGAGTTCGGCGAGCCGATCGACGGCGTGGACGATACGGAGTCCGACGGTCGGATCATCATGATCTCGAGCCCGTTGGGCAAGCAGGGTCTGTTCTTCAAGAAGTTCATGCAGGGCATGTCGGGCCAAAAAGGTGCCGACAACATCCTTTGCGTGCAGGCACCGACCTGGGAGGTGAACCCCACCATTCCGGCGTCGTACTTCAAGGAGCACTTCGCCTTTGACCCCCGCATGTTCTTCCAGGAGTTCGGTGCTGAGTTCTCGGACCGCACGATGGGCTGGCTCGAGGACGCGAAGGACCTCCTCGACTGCATCGACAAGACTGCGAAGGAGAAGCATCGCGGCCAGGCACGCACGCCTTACTTTGTCGGATTCGACCTTGGTCTGGTGAAGGACGCCAGCGCCATCGCCATCACGCACATCAACGAGAAGCAGCAGATCGTGCTCGACTACATCGGGCAGATCAAGGCTGGTGAGGGTGACTTCATCAACAAGGACCGCCTCGACTTCGAAGAGATCGCTGCGTGGATTCACCTACTGTCTCGACGGTTTCATTTCCACCGAGGCATGTTCGACCAGTATGCCGCCATTCCGTTGGAGCAGGCGCTCCACAAGAAGGGTCTGTCCATGTTCGAGGGCAAGCTCTTCACGCCGCGCGAGAAGTCCGACATCTGGGCGAACTTCAAGTCGATGATGTGGGACCGAGTGGGTGGTGAGCCCCGTTTGGTGCTGTACGACCTCGATGATCGTACGAAGGCCAAGCTGCAAGAGAAGGGAGAGGAGGTGCCCGAGCATCTCCTCTACATCCAGCAGATCCTCTCGCTTCAGGCGACCTACAAGAGCCAGTACATCGTCGAGGTGGAAGCTCCTCAGACCGAAGGGAAACACGATGACCTTGCGGACGCCCTGGCGCGTTCGATCTACCTGGCAAGCCTCCACCTGGGCAAAATGAAGCATATCGCCCGTTCGAAGAAGAACGTCTACCCGGGACAACCCCAGGTGTCGGCCGAAGCTCGTCGTCGCAGCCGCCGCAAGCGGATGCTGGGGGGCTCAGATCCGAAGCGCCAAGTCCCGCGCACCCGGAGGCGGTAGCGATGAGCAAGGGCATCATGCCGAAGGATCCGTCTCGCGCGGATCACCGGTTCATCCGATACCAGCTCAAGGAGTTCCTCTCCAAGAAGCCGGTCGAGCACCGCCCTGCCGAGTATGACCGTGTGTCTCGCGCCTTCCAACGAGCGGGTGGCTCCTGGGAGAGGCTCTTTAGAGGATCGGTTCGAGACATCGTGCTTCTTCGCCGACTTTTGAAGATCGCGATCAAAGAAGGATTCATCACCAAGCGCGAACCCTTTCGGTAGGGTGATCCACTGCCATGTCCGACCCGAACGACAAAACGGCCCATGAAGGCCCCGTCACGGGACGCCAATCCATCCGAGAAGTGATGGAGGCAGTACGTGCTGCCCAGGAGGCTGAGCTCCGCGAACAGATGCTCGAGGAGCGTCGTCAGCGGCGTCAGGCGAAGGAAAAACGCATCAAAGCGCGCCGTGAGCGCCAGATGCAGGAGATCCGTACTCGCCATGCGCGTCGTGAGAGCGCCCTCAAGACGGCCAACAACAAGGTGGGCACGCACATCACCGCAGCGACCAAGGAGCTTCAAGCGGCCCTCAGAGATGCCACGTCGGTGCCTCTGCCCCGGCACTCTCCTCAAGGTCGTGAACAACTTCGAGTTCGGCGCTCCATCGAGAGCGCTCTTGCTGCACTCCGCAATGTCGGACGCGGCACTTTTCACGAAACCGACGTGGATCTCGACTTCGAGACCGACGCCTAAACCACACAACACAGAACCCCAGGACTGAGAGGAGATGAAGGATGCCCGCAGAAGGATCTCATAATGCCGTGAAAGGATCGGCGAGCCCCACCATCCGAACCAATGAGGATGCGCGAGAAGTCGCGCAGGTTCCGAACACGCGGCCCAACATCACCGTCGGCAAGCCCAAGCGCGTCGTGACCGGATCGATGCGGAGCGCCGGAGGTCCTGGGAGTTTCCGAGCTCGAGTGGCTGCCTTCTCGGGGGGTGGTACCGGAGCGGTCGGCGGTGTCGTCGGTGGCGGTGGCGGTTTTTCAGGCGGCGGTGGCGGTGGCTTCGGAGGCAACTTCGGAGCAGGTGCCGTCAACCAAGCGAGCGCCGGCAACTTCTACTCGCCCGAGCTCAGTACTGACTTCCTTGAGCTTCCACAGTCGCTCAACGAGCAGTGGAACTACTACCGGTTCTTCTACAACAATGAGCCGTTCGTGGGTCAGGCCATTGACCTGCACACCGAGCTCCCGTTGTCGAAGGTCCGGCTCGCTCGACCGGCCGCCCAAAATCGCAAGCTGGCGGACGCCGCTCTGCGATTCTGTGAGAAGTGGGTCGAGAAGATCGGGCTGCTTCAGCGCCTGATCGAGATTGTCCACGACTACTACCTCATTGGCGAGGTCTACATTTTCTGCGAAGACGGCAACCCCGAGATGCCTCGGGACATCCGTGAGAAGGTGGTGCGTCGCGTTGAGGCCGACGGTACGCTGACGGAGGAGTGGATCGAGCGTGGCGACGCGGTGGAACGCACGATCGCGTGGCAGAAGAAACACTACACGGGGTGGACCAAGATCCGCATCCTGCCGCCGGAACAGGTCCACATTCAGACTTTCCCCTTCACGGATGAGGTCATCATCGAGCTCATCCCGGATGCCAAGACCAAGCACGTCTTGGAGATGGCAGATCAGGGTGATCGCAACGCGCAGCGTGTGGCTCACTCGATGGATCCGACCGTGGTCGAGGCTCTTCGTCGTGGCGACAACATCCCGTTGTCCACGGATCCTGACGGTGGCTCGTTCGTCCACTACATGGCGAACAAGAAGTCGCAGTACGAGCCGCGCGGACATAGTATCCTTCAGCGATGCCTGCGTACGCTGGTCTATTTTGACAAGCTGCGTCAGGCCCAGACGAGCATCGCGTCTCGTCACATGACCCCCATCCGCCTCGTGTACGCCGAGGACATGGACGAGGGGGATACGGAAGCCCTGCGTGACCAGATCGATCTGGCCCTTCAGGACCCGGACTACTCGATCGTCACGAACTTCCAGGTGACCTGGGAGGAGATGAACTCCAACGGTCGCCTCCTCGAACTCACTGGGGAGTACGACTTGGTGGCTCGTCAGCTCTATGCGGGCCTGGGCGTGACCGAGACACTTCTCAATGGTGAGTCATCCTATTCAGGTGACCGTATCAACCTCGAGGTCATCAACACGC